TAATATATATATTTTAAGTATATATATATATTAATATTATATATATATTATATTATATATATTATATATATTACAGGAGGCACAATGACAGAATCTAATAAAGCAGATGTTGTTAAGTTAAAACGCAACACTTTACTTGCAGAATCAGATTGGAAACAGGCAAACGATAGTTCATTAACAGATGCTGAAAAAAATGATTGGTCTGTTTACAGTGATGCTTTGCGTAATCTCATGGTACATGAGAACTGGCCTAATCTAAAAGATGCTGACTGGCCTGCGGAACCTAAGTCTACAGGTAAACCTAAACGAGCAAGAAATTCTAAAGGGCAACTTATCGGGGATAATCCTGACACGCCTGATATAAATGAAGCATGGGAAGGTGGGAAAGCACCATAATGGAACTTTCAATACCTATGATATGGAATATCATCGTTGCTTTAGTTGTAGTGCCTATGGGGTGGTGGATTAGTCAGATGAGTAGTGAGGTAAAACGACTCAACATCTTGCTAAACATGACTCGTGAGAGCTATATTAAACGAGAAGATCATCAATCAGAACTGTCTAGGGTGGTAGACCATCTGGTTAGATTAGAAGGAAAGATAGATAAACTAGCAGAAAAGGTCTGAAGACGGGAGATATTCGGTTAGGGTGCAGGCATCGATCCGATTAGTTGTGTCGCAATGGCAACAGGTGCTTTTAAAGGTCTCAAAGCAGCCATTGGCGCGGGAAAAGATTTACAGGATATGACAGGACAGCTTGCTAATTGGGGCAAAGCTTTCTCTGACTTTACAAATATAGAAGAACGAGAGAAGAATCCTCCGTTCTGGAAGAAGACATTTAAGGGATCTGATGAAGAGACAGCCCTACAGATCTTTGCTCAAAAGAAAAAAATGGAACAAATGAGAAATGAGATAAAAGATCACATATCTTGGACATATGGCCCAAGTGCCTGGAAGGAAGTCCTGTCAATAGAGGCGAGAATGCGTAAACAACGCAAAGATGAGCTGTATCGCAAGCAAGAACAGGTAGATGCCATGATAAATTTCGCTATTGGTGCTACAATATTCCTAGTTAGTGGGGGTATATTGTTTGTTGTCTTCTATCTTCTAGGACAATGGCAGGGTAGGTGGTGATAATCATGCACAATAAGGATTGTTTATAGATGTGGGTATTATTGTGGGTTCAATTAGCAACAGCAGGACTGGAACACTACCATATCGGTAGCTACACTAAGCAAGAAGTGTGCGAATTAGCTAAGGCAGACGCCAAAGTCTTGGTGACTAGCGACAAAGCAAAGATTGTGTGTATTAAAATAGAGCTTTGAAATTAGTTCAATTGAACAAATACAAGTGGGCGGCACTAGATGATGACGGCACTATCCTAATCATCAGCAGTAATTCCAATATAGTTAGAACCAATGCACCAATAATAAAAAAAGCTCGCTATAAAAAGAAATATAACAGGCGAGCACAGTCTAAGTGATATAACATATTTCGTTTTTTGAATGTATATTATAGAGGGGGTGTAGGATTCCTAGGGGTTTGTAATCGTTTGTGTGGAACATCATGTATACGCGCACATGCCCACGTCATGTATACAGGGGGGGTGGGGAGTGGTGGGGTAAGGGGATTTTATATTTAAATAGTACCCGTTCTTCTTATCCTTTTGAAAATCAACCTGATCCTTTGACTGGCTGCAAATAGTGCAATTGAACTATCCTAGCAGTCGGTTCAGTCTAGCTTCTAGCTCTGCTTTGATCGTCTCAGGGTCTCGCTCTGTCTTATCTTCCGTTTCTACCTTGTCCGTAAATAGTGCAACTGACTTACCTAGAAGTTCTAATGCTCTTACTCTTGCACCATCTGAGTTGTCCTGATTGGTTGCCTCATCTGTTAGCTGTTTCAAAACAAAGTCACTTCGAGAGAGGCTCAACATGCGCTGCTGTTTAACCCTATCAGCATTTAAGACCTCTAACCTTTCGGAGACCTTTGGGTTCTGAACTAGTAGACAAGCCTCTGTATGGATGCATGCTGCACTCATGTTTGAGGCATCGTATGCTATCCTGTATGCTTCACTAAAGTTATTCCCTTCAAACACTGCTAGAGCAAATGCCTCTTGCTTATCTGTTAACCCTGTTCTCTTACTGGTGGCACTCTTTTTCCTAGTGCCTGTATGTTTCTTCTTATTACCCTGTACTACTCTTAACTTAGGTTTCTTATTACTCACTATGGCAATCCTTCTAACGCTGCGCTTGCTTTCGGGGTTTTGGGCAAAACGAATCACCCTGATATTTTCACTTAATCTGGGGCAAACGATACTCAGAAAAAGTGCAATAGAACTTTTTTTATCCTAACATCTAAATTTTTTTTTGTCACGATATCCCTTTATTTATTGAACTAATCCAAATTAATTGTTTTTAATTGTAAATAATTGTTATTTATTGTTTGACATTGTTATATCGATATGCGAGAAGGATTGCAGCGGAAGGGACGGCGCGGCCACTTAGCCCCCCCACCCTCAACCGTTAGCAGACGCCCCGATGGGGACAGCGCGACAGTCCAGTGCTTCGAGAGCACCGACAAGCCGATGATACTACCAAGGTAGCCCAGATGCGGATGTCACTCTCAAAAGCGGTCTCTGGCTGATAGAGGGAGAGAAAAGCCTCTATACAAACGAAAGTGGGCGTTAATTCGCCCTCTACCTCAAGCAGTCCTGTTGGACTGTTTCAGATAGAAATCTTTTACAGGGAATAAGCCAATGTCGAAATTGATAATTAAGGATGCAGACGCAGCGGTTACAGCGATAGATATTTTCGCTAACTTTTGCCTCTCATGCGCTGAAGGTAATTATGCTCAAATGGTAATCGATGCATTTGGGTTCATATCCGCAATCAAAAACGCAATGTCATAATCATTAACATCATGAAGGAGATCAATATGGATAAACACTTTACCTTTGTCGGGAGCTACAAGGGCAACGACTACTATCGCCAAGAGGGTGATCGTTTTCTTGTTTTTATCCCTAGACCCAACCCAATGAATGCCATGTACTCGACTGAGTTTGAGAACATGGATCAGGTTGTAAACCACAACCCATTGCACACCCCATATTGCTAAAGGAGATCAAATGACATTTAAAATAAAAATAAACCATCGTGGTGCAGTCGCATATGACTACGCTAAGACAGAATACCTCGCAAAACAAAAAGCCAGACTGATGGCTCGTAAGGCAGCAAGGTCACCATTTTTAAATAATGAAGTTGTAGACATCATCTATGTTGAAGATTGCTTAGGCGGTCTCAGAGCTGAGTACAGAGTAGATGACACACGCTACATAATGGGAGAGTGAAAATAAGTTTGCAGCCTCTAGGGGCTGCGATGTTATTTCCACCAACCTATGAAGGAGAAAAACATGGGTATTTCAGTAAAAAATCTCACACCTGCAATCACAACCAGAGGCAGTCTTTTCAGCTTCAACATCACTGACGATAATGGCGGCAAGTGGTTCTTATCAATCACGCAGCGCACTGGTGATTATGTATACGACTGGCACTTTTATCTTCAGTCACCGACTGGTCATGAGTGGGATGTTAATACTGATACATTCCCTCGCGTAGATGGATCATGTGGGTTCGACTTGGACAGTGCTTGGGATGTTCTGATGTTGATGAGCATCATCAAGCATGACGGTGTTTCTAGAAAAACAGCCGCGTAAGATTAACAGTGCAGCCTACGGGCTGCATCATTAATTTTATAAGGAGAAAACCATGACACATTTCAATAACGCAGTAGCAGCTTATCTCAACTATCTCACTGATCTACGCAATGGCGATAACTACCAAGCTGTAAGCCATTACCAAATGGCAAAGAACTTTGTTGCAAAATACAAAGAGCAAAGCGGCATCAAGGGCGTCACAATGTGTGACGTAATCGAAACCGCAAAACATATCCGATGGCCTAATGGACTGGCCGCGTGATTTTAAAATCGTGAGACCATGAGTGCAGCCCTACGGGGCTGTAGTCGCGGCATCATGCCGATAACAGAAACTTGTCAGCCAAAAAGGATGAACAGATGACAAATTCAAAAGACTTTACCGTAACCGAAACTGCAATCAACAATGTCTATCAGGCAGAAGAAAACATTACTGTCCTCAAGGGCAATAATCGTGACAACAACGACGCTGCCAACGCTCACAAAATGGGTGCGTATGGCGAGGTGATTGCGTCAATCTCTCAGGTCAAACTGGTCAAAGGCAACTTGCCCCGTGCCGTGTCAAAGGTGCTACGCAAAGCATTGCTTGAGGAAGCTGGCCTCAAAGAGGCTACCGTGAAACGCTACATCGAAAACGGTGTAGGAGCTATTCGATTGCTCAAGGATCATTTCGCTGAGATACCAACTCAGTACACGCCTGACGCTATAGTCAAAGATCTGGCAGTACTTGAGATCGACAGTGAGAACAAGCTTGCCAAGGCTGTCAAAGGTGAGAGCGACAAGTCAAAAGCTGAACGCCTCGCAGAACAGGTTGTCGGTAAGTTCTCAACCAAGAAGGATGAGAATGGCAGAGTTGTTCAAGGTGATGTCTTCAAGGACGGCCTGACTGATGAGGAGCTTGACGAGTTCCACAACATCGTGCGTGAGCTGACGGCTGCACGTAAGGCATACCGCGACACCCAAGCTGCTAAAGCGGCTGAGGCTGAAGCAGCCAAAGAGAACGACACTGTAGACAGTACAGTTGAGGCTATGCTTGACGAGCTGGGCGTTGCATCATGAGTTCTCGTCAAAAACTCAATCGCCTAGAAAAACGCTGGGCGTTCTGGGAAGGTGTGGCCTCTGGCCTCGCCTTCTCATCCCTTACAATCGGCCTGATGATATTCATGCTTGCATGGTGAATTTTTAAGTGCAGCCCCACGGGGCTGTATCAAAAAGTTCAATAGCACTTTTTAGAGAGAGGTAAACATGAAAAAAAATCAAGACCCTAATGAATACTATGGAAAGTTTTTCAATAAAGAAATTGGAAAATCACTCAATGTAGATAGCGAAAAGCTAGTATATTCAGATCCTCCACTTTCAATAACAGACTATGACGAAAGTGAAAAAATAAAAGCAGTTTTCAAAATGGCAAAAGAGGCATTGATGAATGACTACATGTACATGGGAACCGTTTCATTAGACGGGTTTGAGTACCTGATGTTTAAGCATATAGAAACCAGAGAGTACATAAAGATACCTAAAAGGGGGTAATGATATGGAGCTAGAAGACACCTACAGTATGAACATAGTTGAGGCATACAAAAAATTCAGTATGCAAGAACTAAACGACATGCTTGTCAAAGCCAATGAAGATTTTGACGATGCTGTAAAAGAGGAAAGAGAGAGCGGTCTACGCTCCAAACGAGACAGGGTAGAGACATGCTCTGTAAAAATTCAATGTCTAGATTTTGTAATTGCAATCAGAAAAGCAGATGAACTGCTTTCAACTTTAGAGAGGAAATCCTAATGAAATTATCACAAGCGCAAGCAATCACTGAGGCAGCAATTGATTTTGCTATGGGTCTCAAAGACGGACGCGATGCACAATACGTCGTGCCATATCTGATGTCAGGAGCTGGCATTGGTAAGACAACCCTAATCAAGGACATTGCAGCCAAGCGTAAGATCGGCTGCGAGATCGTGTCACTAGCTCAGTATGATGCTGGTGAGCTGGGCGGCTGGGCTTTACCATCCGACGATGGCGAGAGCATGGTGCGTAAGCGTCCTGACTGGATGCCTACCAGTGGCGAAGGTATCCTGTTCTTTGACGAGCTACCACAAGCCCCAGTGTCCAACCAGAACATTGCAGCTCAGGTAGTCAACGAGCGACGCATTGGGTCTTATCACTTGCCTGATGGCTGGGTGATCGTTGCGGCTGGTAACCGTATGTCTGACCGCGCTGGTACAAACAGCATGCCATCTCATCTGAAAGATCGTCTGATGTTTCTGGAGATTGAGGCTGACCTTGAAGATACGATTGCCTACTACTACACCAAGCGTATCAATGAGAAAGTCTGTGCATTCCTACGGTTTCGTCCTGACTGGTTGCACAAGTTTGATCGGGATGCCAATGCTTGCCCGTCACCCAGATCATGGGAGCGTGTCAGTACAATCCTATCATGGGGTCTTGATCCCGTGAACGAGCTTGAGGCAATCGCTGGTCAGGTTGGACGTGCAGCTACGGCTGACTTCACTGGCTTCCTAAAGATGTACGAGAGTGTGCCAGACATTGACGAGCTGATAGCCAATCCTATGGTGGCTGACGTTCCGTCTGACCCAGCAGTTCTTTACGCGATCTGTGCGGCTGTATCATCACGCATCAGTACAAAGAACGTGGACAACGTGATCAAATACCTTGAGCGTTTACCACAGCAAGAGTTCGCTGCGTTCGTTGT